ACCATTTCAACTGCCACCCCGACGAGGTGGGCTGGGCCATGGTCGGCACCCTCGAACACTACGCCAGCCTCCTGAAGCGCATCACCGACAGCGCCTTCGGCGAGGGCGAACACGCCCGCTGATCTCCAGCACTGCCGGAACTCCCGCCGCGCGCCCTGCGCGGCTCGGGGTCGTAGAAGGCGCCGCATGTCGCGGGCCCGAATACGGACACGACCCCATGACCAAGCTTTCCGATACCCAAGCCATCATTCTCAGCGCCGCCGCCCAGCGGCCCGAGCACATTGCCCTGCCGCTGCCCGAGAGCCTGCGCGGCGGGGCCGCCGCCAAGGTGGTCGGCGCGATGCTCGCCAAGGGCTTTCTGCAGGAGGTCGACGCCGACCTGCGCAAGGGCGAACCCATGTGGCGCGAGACCGGCGATGGCCACGGCGTCACGCTGGTCGCCACCGACGCGGGCCTCGCCGCCATCGGCATCGAGCCCGACGACGCGAACCCCGCGCCTGCGGGCGCGACGGACGCGCCGACTGAGGAGCCCGCGCCGGACACCCCCAACGAGACCGAGCCCGCGCCCAAGACGCGCACGCCGCGCGAGGGAACGAAGCAGGCCACGCTGATCGCCATGCTGCGCGCGCCGGACGGCGCGACCATCGAGGAGATCATGGCCGCGACGGGCTGGCAGTCGCACACGGTGCGCGGCGCGATGGCCGGGGCGCTGAAGAAGAAGCTCGGGCTCGAGGTAACCTCGGAGAAGGTCGAGAACCGGGGGCGCGTGTACAAGCTCCCCGCAGCCTGAAGCACCCGACCCCGACAACTTGATGACCGCCGTCCCATCGGGGCGGCGGTCGATCATTTGGCGCTCCGCATCCGGATCGCCTCGAACACCCGCCGCAAGGCAAAGGAACGGGCGATCGAGACTACGGTGAAAATGGCGCCCATCTTCAGGTTCTGCGCCAGCGTCGTGTGCAGCCCGAAGACCGGGAAGATTAGGATCTGCGTGACGACCGCGACGCCGTAGCCGACAGCCACGTTGGCGATGGACTCGACCAGAGACATGAGGCGTGACTGCTTCATGCGGCGGTCTTGCGCTTTCGCGCGGGTTCGGCGGGTTCGGCGTCCGTAGCCGGGGGATCGGCGGGGGCGTCGGCGTCGTCGCCCAGCCGCTCGGTCCTCACCTCAGCGAAGGTCCGGCCGTCGCCGTCGAGGATTGCGTCGCGGCCCGACTCGGCCTGCCAGCGCTCCACGGCGACATCGACATAGGCCGGGCTGATCTCCATCGCGAAGACACGACGGCCGTTGGCTTCGCCCGCCATGATCTGCGAGCCGGAGCCCGAGAACGGCTCGTAGCACAGCCCGCCACGGGCGACGTGCTGGCGCATCGGGATCCCGAAGGCGTCGAGCGGTTTCGGCGTCGGGTGGTCGGGCCGGTCGTCCTTGGCGAAGCTGGGCAGCGCCCATGTCGATGGCAGCGTTTCCTCGGCCACCTTCGGCGGACGGTTGGGGCGGCGCCAGCCCATGAAGCAGGGCTCGTGCTTCCAGAGGTAGTGCGAGCGGGTCAGGACGCCGCGGTCCTTCACCCAGATGATCTGCTGGTGGACGAAAGCGCCCGCCTTCTCCCAGCAGGCTTCGAGCATCGCCTGGCGGCGCGAGGCGTGCCAGCAGTACCAGGCGGCGTCTTCGGTGATCGCCTCGGCCACGGCCGCCGCGATGAAACCGTCGTAAAGTTCCGCCCCCTGCGAACTGTCGTCCCAGGTCGTGCCGTAGGACGCCGACCAGTCCTTGTTGCGGGTCGGATGGTTCGAGCCATCGTAATCGACGAGATACGGTGGGTCGGTCGCGAACAGGATCGCTCGCTCGCCGTTCATCAGGCGGCGCACATCGGCAGCACTGGTGCTGTCGCCACAGAGGAGGCGGTGATCACCGAGGATCCACAGATCGCCGGTGCGCGACGCTGGATTGCGCGGCGGCTCGGGGATGGTCACCGGCGGCACGGAGCCCCCGGCGCCACCGTCTTCACCGTCCCCCTCCGGCAAAAACGCCAGCAGCTTGTCGAGTTCGCCGTCGGAGAAGCCGACCAGCGACAGGTCAAAATCCTCGGCCAGCAGGTCGTTCAGTTCCGCCGACAGCAGCGCCTCGTCCCAGGTGCCGAGTTCCGTCAGTTTGTTGTCCGCGATCCGGTACGCCCGCCGCTGCGCCTCGGTCAGATGCCCGAGCACGATTACCGGCGCTTCGGTCAGCCCGAGCTGCGTCGCAGCCAGCACGCGGCCGTGGCCCGCGATCAGTTCGCCGTCCTCGCCGACGAGGCAGGGCACGGTCCAGCCGAACTCGGCCATGCTGGCGGCGATCTTGGCGACCTGGTCCGCGCCATGCGCCTTCGCGTTCTTCGCGTAGGGTTGGAGCTTGGCCAGCGGCCAGGTTTCGATCCGCTCGGGGGCGAAGCTCAGCGTCATGGGCGGGCGGTTTCCGGTGTTGAGTTGGATGCCAGCCGGACTCCGGACACCGGATACCGTGCTGGACTCCACGCAGGGTCCAGCGGCATCCGGGGTATCCGGCCCGAGGGCCAGCGTTCATTGGGGTTGGTGCGGGAGGCGGGTGGATCCGGATTCTGGCTGGCTTCCCAAAAATCCGGGCCTGTCGCTGGCGATGTCCCGCGCTTCGCCCGCCAGCATACGAATCTCGCCAGGAAGGAACCAAGATCAACGGGTTAGCCCATTGGACCCCGGCTGGATACCGGGGTCCAGGTGACCCCCGTCAACGCAAAGGGGAGAGCGAGCTTTCCAGCGCACTCTCCCCATCTTGCCTTCGGAATAGCATGGATCTGTTGCAGATGTCGAAGGAAAAAGTGTTGCAACACATTGGAGTCACTGCGCATTCAGGCGCGCGGCGATCTTGGTCAGCGCCAGCTGCCAGCGACGCCATGCCGTCGTGCGGTCGCAGCCGAGCTCGCCGCTGATCTGCTTCCACGGCACGCGGGCGGCACGAGACCAGACCAGCTTGCGCTCCGCCTCCTCGATCCAGAGCACCCAGTCGAAGGTCTGCTCGAGACGGGTGATCGCGGCTGCCGAGGGCCAGACCCGCATCGGCTGCGGCTCCATCGCCGCGATCTCGCGGCTGGTCCGCACGATGTCGGGCCAGGTGTTGAAGTAGCCCTGCGCCTTCACCGGCGGCAGCTTGCGCAGGGTGCGGAACGCCTCCTCGAAATGATCGGCGACGCAGTCGGCGGTCCATTCACGATCAGCCATGGCGCGCCTCCCTGTCGGAAGGGCGCGGGCCGTAGAGCTTCTCGCCCAGCTGGCGGACCAGTTCACGCTCGGGCCAGGTGAGGCGGTCGTCATCGGCGGAGACCGCGAGGACGCCCTGTTCCCGCCAGCCCTCGCGCTTGACCTGCTCGGGATCGCGGCGCCGACCGCCGTAGCCGTGGGGGTGCCACCTCATGCGACACCTCCCTTCGTCTCGATCGCCCAGAGCAGGATGGCGATGGCGTCGGCCTCGTTGTCGTCGGCCGGGCTGAAGCCCCGGGCACGGACGGCGGCGACCATGGCGGCCTTGTCGGCGTTACCCTTGCCAGCGGCGTGGCGCTTGATCGTGCCGACCGGAACGCCCTCGTAGGGCACGCCGCGCAGTTCCGCCCATGCGGTCAGCGTGGCCATGAGCCCGCCGTAGATGTGGCTCGCGTCGGTGCCTGCGTGGCGGCGGACTTCCTCGAACCAGATGGCGGCGACGGGCCCGGACAGCCGGTCGATCTCGGTCAGCCAGTTGGTGAAGCGCAGGTAGCGCATGCCGCCGCCGTCGAAGCGGCCGGGGCGCAGCGAGACGGTGCCGCTGGTGATCAGGCCGTCATGGCCGCGGATCGCCCAGCCGGTCGAGGTGCCGAGGTCGAGCGCGAGGATGCAGCGGTTGCGGGAGGCGTCGAGCGGCAGCGATTCAAACCTTGCGCAGTCGCAATTCGGGATCAGAGTCGGCTGAGCCATGATGGGTCTCCTTTGCCGGTGGCCTGTGGTGGTGGAAGACGACGGCGGTCTGGTGCTTGGCGGTACGGGGCCGCCGTCGTCGGATCGGGAAGCACAACAGACCGTCACGGCGGCGCGCGCGGCTGGCCCGGACGTATGGGAGGAGTGGCCAACCCTGTGGGGTGGCCCTCCCATACGTAGTATGGGGGTTTGACACCTAACTGTTCCGGGGAGGACAAGTGGCTGAAATCATTGCGGAATAAGACTGCATGAAGTCTTCGGGCATGAGTTAGGGACCTAACTCTTATTTGCCCGTAACCCGTTGATTTCATTGAGTGCACAGTTGGCGCTGTCATATGAGTCAGGCCTCACTCATATGAGTTAGGTCGTCCTCGAGCCCCTCCGGGTAGACCCAGACGGCGGGGTTTTCGACCTGCAGGCAGAGCCCTGATTGGGGGCATTTGAAGTGGCTGGGCAGGACCGGACGGGCGGTCGTGGTGACCTCGCCGGTGTCCGGATCGACATGCTCGTCGGGCGCGCCGAATTGCATGCCTTCCACGCAGAGATAGCCGAACCGGGACCGGGTGACGGGGAAGCCGAACCCCGAGGGGTCGCGCAGGAACTTCACGAAGCCCTTGGTCGACAGCACGCTGAGGCGCTCGCGGATCGTGTGCTTGCTGCCCAAACCGCCCCGGTTCTCGAAAGTCTCGGCGAACTGCATCGCGGTGTAGAGGCGCTCGCTCGCCGCCTCATCCAGCAGCATGCCGAGGATTACATCGTGCTTGCGCAGCCGCTCGGCATCGAGTTTGGCGCCGACCTCCTTGCGCACCAGGCGCTCGTTCAGCGGGTTCAGCTCGACCCACTCGCCCTTCACCTTGTCGATCAGCTTTCCCGGCAGCGCGGGGCCGTTCCGCAGTTCGATTTCCAGCCTGCGGACGGTGCTGTCCTCGTCGGGCCGGTGCATGAGCAGCCCGGAGGTGTAGAAACCCCGCAGCGCGCTTGCGCCGGAGAGCGCGAGGAAGGGATCGTCCTTGACCTGGTGCTTGCTGGCCTTGCGTGTGTGGTGGGCGAGGATGACGCCCGCGTCCGGATTGACCGCCTCGCGCAGCACCTCGACCCGGTCCTTCAGGAAGAACATCATGGCGGTGTTGTCGTTCTCGCCGCCACCTTCAGGACCGCCATCGAAGAGATTGCGGATCGGGTCGATGACGATGATATCGGGCGGCGCGTCCGGGAACGCGGCTCGGATCGCCTCGGCCACGCGGGCGACGCCCTCCGCGTCGAGCAGCAGCTTCAGCTTCGGTGTGGCGATGAAGGTGTCGCGCGCGGCGGCGATCACGGCGGCGGGCAGCGCGATCTGCTGCATGCGCTCGCGCAGGTAGTGATACTGGATCTCGGCTTGAAGGTAGAACACGCGCAGCGGCCGGGGCGGCGTGAAGCCGAGGAACGGCACGCCTGCCGCCATGTGGACGAGCCAGGAGATCAGGAAGTCGCTCTTGCCGACCTTCGGCGCGCCCCCCAGCACTAGGAGCCCGCCCGGGGTCAGCACGCGCGGCCCGATGATGTCCTCGGGCATCGGGCTCGTGTCGTCGAGCAGCGCGCCAAGGCTGAAGGTCGGCAGCGGGGTGGTCGGGGCGTCGGCGTGAGCCGCGCGCAGGAGCGGCGGACCGTTGCGCTTCACATGCAGCGCCCAGAGCCGTTCGGACTCGGCCATCAGCCGATCGAGCGGCCAGGACGGGCGCAGCATGGCGGCGTTGTAGCCGCAGATCGCCTCCCAGCCCGCGAAGGGATCGAGGCGGCCCTCGTGCACCAGGCGCACGTAATGGCCGATGGCGGCGCTGGCCCCCTGGAACCGGGACCAGTCGTCAACCGCGCCCTCCCGCACCGGCGTGGTGAGCACCGCGTCGATGCCGGGCTTCGAGGCTGGTGTGGCAACGTCGCTGGCGAAGCCCACGCCGGGCAGCGGCGGCATCTCGGCGACCCGTTCGGCGAAATCCGCAAGGTCCACCTCGACGTCGCGATGCTCGCGGATCTGAACGAGGCGCTGGTGGCCGTGCTTGTGATAGACGGTGCCGGGCACCCGGATCGGCTGGTGCGCCGAGCGGAAATGCGTGTCGCCGCCGACCTTCACGGCGATCTCGCCCCGCAGGCGGCAGAGGGTGGCCAGCTCTTCGCTCTCGGCGGGTTCGGTCAGTTTCCACCAGACATGGAGCTTCGCCGCGCCCTCGGGCGTGCGCCCGCCGCTTTCGATGATGAGCGTGGGCGCGCCGAGGTGGCGGGTGACATGGTCCAGCTTGGCCGGGATGTCGCCCGCGTCCAGATCGACGACGATGGCCTGCATCTGCAGCACATCGGCGGCGCGGGCCTGGCCCTGCTCCTCGACCGTGCCGGGGATGACATAGACGGCGGCGCCCTCGCGGTTCGCCCATGCGGCGAAGGTTGCGAGTTTCTCGGGCGCGGTGTCGTCGGCCGGGATCCAGATGTTGTGCGGCTTGCCGTCCCGGCCCTGACCCTTGTCGACGAAGCCGCGCAGCGGGATCAGCCCCTCGCACCAGCTGAACACGGTGTCGAGAAAGACGGCGATCTGCGCGGGGTCGGGATCGCAGCCGAAGGGGTTCTCGGACGGCGGCCCATCATTGAAATCCATCCACGGGTTGAAATGCAGGACGCCGTCGTCGCTCATGCCGGAAGCCCCCAGCAGCGCTCGGACCAGGGGCAGAAGCGGCACTCGAAGAAGCCGGGCGTGGTGGCGACGCGCGGCAGAAGCTCGCCCGCGTCGGTCGCCTGCAGGATCCGCACGCCCCGGTCGGACATGCGCTGCGCGAGATCGGCGTCGAAGGGCACCAGTTCGTGGTGCATCTCGGCCGTGTCCTTGTTGATCGCGGTGAAGAGCGCGGGCGCGGCCGAGATGCCGGGGACCGTTCCTTCCATGTAGGCTTGGTAGAGCGCGATTTGGGCGGCGTAGACCGGCTTCGACTTCGTGACGCCGTCCTTGACGCAGGCACGCCAGTTCTTGGCGTTCATGGTCTTGCATTCCCAGAGAGCGGGAACGGCCAGCTCGAAGCCTTCGGGCCCCGCAGCGATGATGCCGTCGACATGACCGCGAATGCGCCCGCCCGCGACGGAGAAGCCGAACTGGCCGCCATCGGGGCGGTTGCCCTTCCGGGTGTAGAGGTCGAAGCCCGCGCCGCCCAGCCAGGCGACGGCCAGATCCTCGAGCGCATGGCCGGTGGCGAAGATGCGCAGCGACTGGCCGCTGAAGTCCTGGCCCTCGTCCTTCGGCGTCGCCGTGAACTCGAACTGCAGCGCCCGCTCGCAGGCATGTCCAAGGCGGGATCCGCCGAGATAGTCGCGGGGCGGCCGCGTGGCCTGATCGGCAGTGAGCGCCCGATCGACGGCGGCGTTGACCTGCTCCGCGAAACTGGGCCGATGATTGTAATCGAGGGTCAAAACGGCACCTCCGGCGTCTGCGCCCGGGCGATGTCGGACATGGCCTCGCGGAAGCCCTCGACGGCTTCCTCGATCAGCGCGCGCACCTGCGCCTCGGTCAGTTCGCCGAGCGGCGTGGCCCAGCCGATCTCGTCCATCAGCAGCGCCACGCGCTTCATGGTGGCGGTGATCGCGGCGCGCTCTTCCTCGGTCAGGTCAACCATGGCGAAACCCCCACCGCTGCCCGAGCGCGTCCAGAAGGACTGGCAGGGCATCGAGCAGAACCAGACCGATGGCCGGGGCTGCCCCGTGCGCGGACGCGCACATTTCGATGACTTTGGCGGCAAAGCCGCCGGGCGGTGCGGATCGAACCAGCCAAAACCACGGGTGGGTTGCCGGCAGACAGCACAGAGCGTTCCACGCGGATGCCAGAGCCGCCGCCGGTCCTCGGCCGTGATGGGGATGATGGAGGCCATGGGTCATGCCGCCCTCCGTTCGGGGCTGGCCGCGCTGTCGATCAGCTGACGGATGGCGCGCTTGTTGAAGCCGAAGGTCATCAGCGCCGAGGCGCGGTAGCGCGTCAGGCCGAAGTCGTGGCGGCACTCGGGCGGCAGGTACTGCAGCTGCTTTTCCGTGGGGGGCTGGCGCAACCAGGAGCGGGTCTTGAAGGCGCTCTCGTCGGTCTCGTGGGTGTTCAGCCAGTCGTCGGCCTGCGCGAGGCAGACGGTGCGCTCGCCAACACCCAGCAGATGGGGGCGTTCGCCCTTCGCCCCGCCGATGGCGTACCAGACCCCGTCCAGCCAGAAGATGCCGCCCCAGGCCGCGAAGCCCGTGGCCATCAGCGCGTCGTCCGTGCCGTAGAGGTCGACCCAGGCGAAGCTGGACCGCTTCAGCAGGTCGATTTCCGTCATCATGAAGCCCGACAGCGGCGCAGCACCGCCACCTTCACCGGTCTCTTCGTCCTCCCGCGGGAACGCCTCGCCGCAGAGCGGGCATTCGGTGGCGGCCAGCGGGATCTCCGCCTCGCAGGCAGGACAGGTCTTGGTCGGCGCCTCGCCGGTTTCGGTCTTGCCGTCGAGATCGACATCCTGTTCCAGCGTGCCGTGGATCAGGCTCGACGTCCCGAAATCCAGAACGACGCAGTCGGTCTTCACGATGCCGGGATGTTCCTCGGGGTCGACGGTGCGCAGGCCGCGCCCGACCATCTGGATCATGGTGGACTTGTAGGAGCTGGGGCGCAGCAGCACGACGCAGGAGGTGGGTGGATGGTCCCAGCCCTCCGTCAACACCGCCACGTTGACCACGACGCGGATGTCGCCCGCCGCGTAATCGGCGAGGATCGCCTTTCGGGTCTCGGCCGCCAGATCGCCGTGGATCAGCGCGGCGGAAACGCCCGCGGCCCGGAACGCCTCGGTGACGTGTTCGGCATGCGCGACGGTGGAGCAGAACACTACGGTCTGCCGATCGCCCGCTTTTTCCTTCCAGTGCCGGATTACCTCGTCGGTGACGGGGGCGCGGTCCATGATGCCCGCGACCTCCGCCATGTCGAAATCCGACATGGTCTTGCGGACCGAGCGCAACTCGTCCTGCACGCCCACGTCGATCACGAAGGTGCGCGGCGGCACGAGGTGGCCCGAGGCGATCAGCTCGCCCAGCCGAACCTGGTCGGCGACATTGTCGAAGACCTCGCGCAGGCCCTTCCTGTCGCCCCGGTTCGGCGTGGCCGTGACCCCGAAGATGCGGGCATCGGGATTGGCCTCGCGCACCCGGTCGATGATGCGGCGGTAGCTGTCGGCGACGGCATGGTGCGCCTCGTCGACAACCAGCAGGTCGAGGCGCGGCATGTCGGCGAGGTTCGAGGCCCGCGCCAGCGTCGGCACCATGGCGAAGGCGACCTGGCCGCCCCAGGACTTCTCCGTGGCGTCGATGACCGAGGTGGCGACGCCCGGCACCACGCGCTGGAACTTGGCGCGGTTCTGCGCCGTCAGCTCGTCGCGATGCGCCAGCACGCAGGCCTTGGCGCCGTCGCCGATCATCTCGCCGGTGACCGCCGAGAGCATGATGGTCTTGCCCGCGCCGGTGGGCGCCACGCCCAGCGTGTTGCCGCGGGACGCGAGCGCAGCAACGCTACGCTCGACGAAGGTCTTCTGGCGGGGGCGCAGGCGCATGGCCGGTCTCCCCCTTACTGCGCCCAGCTCGGCCGACCGGCGGCGCCGGGGGCGGACGCGGGCTGGCTGGGCTGGGGCGCCGTGGTGGGCTGCTGCTGGGCGTGGCCCTGCGCCGGGGCGGCGGTGAACTGCGGCGCGACCGTGCCCATCAGCGCGGCGTAGTCGCGATGGTCGGGCGTGACGGCAGCGCGGATCTCGTTCTTGTCCTCGCCGTTGGTGTCGGTGCCGATGTCGATGCGGGCGATGAACTCGACGCCGTCGAGATCGCCGAACCCGTTGATGCGGCGGCGGGCCTGCGCTTCGGGCGAGTTGTCCTTGTCGGACACGCCGCGCGCCGAGTTGAGGATGCCGCGGATCAGGCCGCGCCCCATGTTGGCCCAGTCAGGGCCCTTCGGGCTGTAGAGGCCGATCAGCGACCAGACCTTGCGCCGGGCGTAGGGCCCTTCGAGCACGGTATATTCGGCGTCCAGGTAGACGGCGCCGGTGGCGGCGCGGCGCGCCCAGCCGCCGGTCCAGCCCTGCGACGGGTCGTCGAAGCCGCCGGGGCGGAGCGTCAGGCGCACCTTGGCGAGCGTGCCCTTCGGGATGGCGTTTGTGTTGGATTGCGCGGAGTTGAAGTCGTTCCAAGGTCCGGACATTGCGCGGCTCCTTTCAGTTGGAGGATGGGACGCGCAGCGGCGTCAGAAGGGAAAAGCCACCCCGGCGACCGGATCGGGACACCGGGCACGGCGAGATGCGCTCAGCCATGGCCGGGCTCCTGCGCGGGCGCGGGATCGGCCGGGGTCACCGGCGGCCAGGTCAGGCGTTCGGAGGCTGGCGCCGCGGGGCGCTGGATCTTCTCCATCAGCCGGCCGAGATGCGGGGCCTCGACCCTGTCGAGACGACCGGAGCGGTCCTTGGCCGGATAGCCCCAGGGGTTCAGCGTATGGCAGACGAAGGCGCGCTGCTGCTGGCCGCCCGGGTCCGGGATGTCGGCCATGGTGATGACCTGATCCACGATCCCGGGCAGCTCGAGCCCGGTCTTCGAGCCGTCGATCTGCGGCTGGAAGACCTTGCGGTTGAAGTCGTCGAGCCGCTCGTCGAGGATGCCCACGAACCAGACATGCTTGCCGCGCGTGTGCTGCAGGTGGGTCAGCCACGCGATCATCTCGCGGCCATGCAGACCGTAGGCGCCGCGGATGTCGGGCTTGCCGGTCTTCTCCGAGAAGGCCTCGGGCTGCCCACGGCACCACTGGAAGCAGAGCCGCCCCGCCACGGTGATCGAGTCGATGAAGACGGTCTCGTACTTCCCGATCACCTCGGGATCGCCGTAGCGCCCGCAGACCTCGTCGAAATGCGCCTGGCTGTAGGGCTGGTCCTCGCGCAGCGCCGGATTCGGCCCGCCGATGAACACCGCGAAGTCGCGGCACTCCTTCCAGGTGCGGGGCCGGAGCGTGTCGATCTCCAGTCCCTCGACCGCCAGATCCCCGGCCTCGAGGTCGAGGAAAAGCGTGGTCGAGGCGTTCAGCGTCCAGAGCAAGCTGGTCTTGCCGATGCCGGACCGGCCGAAGATCACGCCCTTGATGCCCTTGCGTTGCGCGAGCCGTTCGTCGGCGCCGATGATGGGAAGGGCCATCACTGGTCCTCCTTCTTCATCACTGCCGCGGCGGCGCGATCGGCGCCGATGCACCCCGCCTCGCGGGCGAGCTTGTAGAGCCGCTTCAGTGCATCGGCGCGGCGGTAGGCGGCCGAGCTCTCGCGCTCCGCCTCCACGATGGCGAAGGCGATCTCGTCCACGGTCGCCTCGACGACCGGCAGCGGCTCGCGCGGCTCGTCACCGGGGCGCTGCGGGAGGGCGATGGTTTCGGGGAGGTCTTCGAGCGCGTAGCTCGCCTTGCGAAGACGGGTGATGTCGTCCGGCTGGTCCGGCATGGCGATTCTCCGTGAGATGAGGTGATCGAGGAGGCGCATCACGGGGCCTCGCGAACGTCGGGCGCGGGCTCGGCGACGTAGATCGCCAAGAGCGGCGTCCCGTCGGCATGAGCGCCGGCGTCCTCGATCTGGTAGTTGCGGTTGGGCTCGCAGACCTCGGTCAGCTCCCAGCGGCGATAGAGCCCCGGAAGACGCCTGAAATCCTCGAGCGACAGATCGGCAGTGCGGTTCATGCGTGTCTGCTTTCGGTTTGAGGGAAGGCGCTCGGGGCGCTCGAATAGAAAAAGCCACCGGCGGGACCGGATCGGGACATCGGTTCAGGGGATTTCCTCGAGGGCGTCGTGCAGTCGGCGCATCGCGCGCTGGTACCGCTTGCGGGCGGCGGCCTCGGTCAGACCGAGTTCGACGGCGACCTCGGCCTGGGAGAAGCCTTCGATCGCCACGCGGATCACCAGCAGGGCGTCGTCGCCGAGCAGCTTCCGCACCGCGCCATTCAGCCGTGCGTACCCGTCCGCGCCGATGCCACTTTCGCCGCTGTCCGCCACCTCGTCGGGGTCGGCGCCGCTGGCGAGATATTCGCGCGCCTGGTCTCGCTGGCGCACGCGGATCATGTCGCGCTCGACGTTGCGCAGGACCGTGGCCGCGATCCAGTTGACGCGCCCGAGGTCGAGGCCGCGGACAGCCTCGGTGGTGCGCGCCAGAACATCGGATGCGACATCGTCGGCGGCGCCGATCCTGCGCCAGAGCGACCGGCGCCGGATGGCGTCGAGGCCGGGCCAGAGCGCCAGCAACAGCAGCGTCAGGGCGCAGTCGGACGCGGGCCCATTGCCCTGCGCTGCCCTCACGAGAGCGGCGAGGATCAGGTTCTTCTGGCCCTGATCGCCGGGGGTGCGGTGCAGCCCGTCCAGCAGGGCCGCCGGATCCCGGAACGGCGCTAGGGCGGCCTGCGTGCGCCGGATGGCGTCGAAACTGCGCTGGAAGTGAAGCTTGGAAGATGAATCCGTAAGGTGATCGCGGATCGCGTGCCACGCGATGGACATTGGACGCCTGCCTTGCGGCCAGGCGTCCGGCGCCTTCTCGTGGCCAGGTCAGGACGTCGCGCGTCTCTTGGGTTTCAGAGGGTTGGGTGGGGGCGCGCGTTGCCGCGCGCTTACGGCTTGTTCGTTACGTTCAGCGACCCGCAGCCGGGACAGGTCGCAAGAACCGGAAACCCGACGACATAATCGAGGGGCTTCCGGCGGATCTGCATCTGACTGCCGTTGGTCTTGCCGAGGAGCCTCCCGCAGTCATGGCACCGCCACTCCCGCGTGAATTCGGCGTCCATGGCGCCGCTTCCGCCCCCAAAAGGGCGACGCGACCGATCGATGCTATGTTTGGAATGTTGGTTCATTCGGCGCCTTCCTTCGTGGCCTTCGAAAATCTGGACGTGCGGGATCGTTCGAAGCAGCGCTTCTTGCTGCTTCGTGGTGAGGTCTTCGGGTGGACTGGATCAGTCGGGCTTAGCTGGGGCCGTCCTTGTCGGCCCCGGTCTTCTTCTTGGGACGCCAGCCGGGGGAGGCAGCAGCCTTCCGGCTTTTGCGCGCCAACTCGCGCGCCTCGCGGAACTCGGGCTCGATTTCGGCGAGTTTGTCGACGAGGCCCTGCAGGTCGTACATATTGGTCTGCCTTCCGCCGTGTTCGCCGTAGCGCTCGTGCCGACGCAGCAGCCCCTCCCGTTCGAGGTCAGTGATGTATCGCTGCACTTGGCGCTCGCTGATGCCGAGGCGGGACGAAAGTTCCTTTTTGCTCGGGTACGGTTTGCGTGCGGCGTCCCACCAGTGATCGATGATCTGAAGCAGGACGGCGAGCTGAGACGGGTTCAGGTGCAGCCGACGTTGTGCGCGCAGCAGCAACGACGGGATCATGCAGAAACCCTGCTCCATCACCTTCGCGCCCCACTTGTCTGCGTTCGCAGACCGACGTGGCTTCTTGGGCGGGGTTGCCGTTTCTGATTGATTCTGTTCGGTCATTTGTGTTCTCCTTGCCTCATAAATGCAGCCTGCCGGGGCTCCACACAAGGCTCGGAAAGTGGACGTTTTTGTCCTGGGGGCATAGACACAGGTATCTAGTCCCCCAAGTCGTCAGCGTCTCCTGATTAAGACATCAGTTACGCAGGAGAACGTGAAGGCGCATAACAAGCATATTGAACCCCCGGACACGGATGACCTATGGGGAGCCCCTTGAGGCCGGTTTATGCGGCTCGGATTCCCGGTATCAGGCTCTTCTGACCGCAGCTGTCCCGATCAGGCCGTCCACTTGGCTTTTCTCTCTCAGAGCGCGCTGCAGCCAAGCGCCGCATGACGGAGACCAAGTTGAAACGCCCCAATCCGCTCCCGCCCGACCAGATGACGCCCGCGGAACGCCGCGCCGAGCTGTGCGGCCTGATGGCGCTCGGGCTGGTTCGGCTGCGGATGCGGGAAATGGGCGAAGTATCTGACGATACTGGAGAACGTTGCCTACACTCTCCGCCCGACAAATGCCGTCATGCAACTCCAACTCGCCGGAGAAATGCATGAACAAGCCCGATCCCATTCCCGCGCGCCTCGCCGCGCTCAAGACCACGCCGACGCCCGACCTGAAGAAACAGTGGCGCGACCTGTTCGATAGCGAACCGCCGCCGTTCAACCGGCGCTATCTCGAAAGCCGCCTGGCCTACCGCATCCAGGAACTGGCCTATGGCGGGCTGAGGCCGGAGACGATCCGGCGGCTGGAACGGCTCGGCGACGAACTGGACGGCGGCGACAAGAGGAAGCGTGGCTTCCGCGCCGACCGCGACCGCCCGATCACTGGGACGCGCCTCCTGCGCGAGTGGCAGGGCGTCGAACAGATCGTCACCGTCACCGCCGACGGGTTCGAATGGCAGGGGCGGCCCTACAAGTCGCTGTCCGCCATCGCGCGGGCGATCACCGGGACGCGCTGGAATGGTTGGGTGTTCTTCGGGCTCAAGAACCACAGGGGGCGGACATGACGAAGCCGCCCGAGAAATCGAAGGTCGTCCGCAAGCTGCGGTGTGCCGTCTACACCCGGAAATCCTCCGAGGAAGGGTTGGAGCAGGAGTTCAACTCGCTCCACGCCCAACGGGAGGCCTGCGAGGCCTATATCGCCAGCCAGCGCTCCGAAGGTTGGGTGCTGGTCCGCGACCAGTATGACGACGGCGGCATCTCCGGCGGCACGCTGGAGCGGCCCGGCCTGCAGCGTCTGCTGGCGGACATCGACGACGGGCTCGTCGACGTGGTGGTGGTCTACAAAATCGACCGCCTCAGCAGGTCGCTGGCCGACTTCGCCAAGCTGGTCGAGGTGTTCGACCGCAACGGCGTGACCTTCGTCAGCGTGACGCAGTCCTTCAATACCACCACGTCGATGGGTCGGCTGACGCTGAATATCCTGCTGTCCTTCGCCCAGTTCGAGCGCGAGGTGACGGCCGAGCGCATCCGCGACAAGGTCGCCGCCAGCCGGAAGAAGGGCATGTGGATGGGCGGGGTGCCGCCCTACGGGTACCGGGTGGGAAACCGTAAACTGCTGGTGGACGAGGAAGCCGCCGCGCACGTCCGCTGGATCTTCGCCCACTTCCTCGAGATCGGGTCGGGCACGGAGCTGGCGAGAGAGATCACGAAACGCGGCATCCGGACGCCGCGCGGCAACCGGATCGACAAGAAATACATCTACCGAATGCTGAGCAACCGCGCCTACATCGGCGAGGCGGTGCACAAGGGCGACAGCTACCCTGGCGAGCACGACGCCATCATCGACCGCGAGACGTGGGACCGCGTCCACGCCATACTGCAGGAGAGCCCGCGCAAGCGCGCCGCGCGCACCCGCGCTGAGACGCCCGCACTGCTGAAGGGGCTGCTGTTCGGCCCGGATGGCGCGGCCTTCTCGCCGACGCATACCCGCAAGGGCGGGCGGTTGTACCGCTACTATGTCAGCCAGACAGTGCTGAAGCATGGCGCTGGATCCTGCCCCATCGGCCGCGTGCCCGCGGGCGAGATCGAGGCCGCGGTCTTCGACCAGCTGCGCGCCGTGTTCCGTCAGCCCGAGATCGTGGCCGGGACGTGGAAGGCGGCGAGCGCACACGCCAGCGACATCACCGAAGCCGACGCCCGCGCCGCCCTGCAGCAGATCGACCCGCTGTGGAACGAATTCTTCCCCGCCGAGCAGGCGCGTATCGTGGCGCTGCTGGTCGAGCGCGTGGACATCGGCACGGATGGGCTCAACGTCCGGCTGCGCATGGATGGTCTGGGGAGCCTCGCCCGCGAGATGCGTGCTGGAGACATGGGAGCGGCCGCATGACCCGCGAGCCGCCGATCCCCGAGACCATGACGCTCCACGTTCCGTTTCGCATCGTGAAGCGCGGCGGGCGCAAGGAGATGCAGCTTCCCCATGGCGTCCGGCCAGACCGCAAGGCGGACAACACGCTGGTCAAGGCACTGGCCCGCGCGTTCCGCTGGAAGCGTCTGCTGGAGTCGGGTGAGTTCGCCACCGTTTCCGAACTTGCCGAGCGAGAGGGGATCGCACCATCCTACATAACCCGCGTCCTGCGCCTGACGCTGCTAGCGCCGGACATCGTCGAGGCAATCCTGGACGGGAAGCAGGGGCCGGAGGTGACGCTGGCACAAGGACTGGAGCCGTTCCCCCTCGCATGGCAGCTGCAGAGCTCGCATTTTTCTCTGTAGGGCAAAAACTGCATTTTGAACGATTGACTCGTCGGGTGAGACAACCTAGATCTCTGTAAGCGCCTTACAGAGGATTTTTCCATGCGGCTCGCGGAGCTTTCTGACATTCACTCCGGCTACACGGCACGCGGCAGACTCGAACCCCTGCCTGAGGGCGGCGTGCCGGCGCTGCAGCTGCGTGATGTCGGGACGGAAGGCGCGGCACCGGGCCCAGACTTCCAACGGTACGATCTCAGCAAGCTGCCCGACCGATACTTTGTCCGTGGCGGCGAGGTCGTGTTTCGCTCGCGTGGCGAGCCGAACGCTGCGGCGGCAATTCGCGATCCGCTTCCGGAGCCTGCCGTGGTCATCGTTCCGCTGGTGATCGTTCGCCCGGACAGGGCCCGCGTTCTCCCCGAATACCTCGCTTGGGCCATCAACCAGCCCGACGCGCAGCGCAGGCTCGGCGCGGAGGCACAGGGTACGAGCCTCCGGATGATCCCGATGGCGGTCCTCGAAAACCTCGAGATCGCCGTCCCCGACCTGCCCATGCAGAAACGCATCGTCGAACTCAATGCCTTGGCTCGGCAGGAGGGGAAACTGCTTCGACAGCTCGCCGCTCGCCGGGAAGAACTCGTAAGCGCCATTCTCGGCGAGGCCGCGACGGCCGCCGACCAAAAGGAAATTGTCTGATGACCAACCAGATCACCCAAGACCAGGTCAATAATGCCGCCTGGGCGGCTTGCGACACCTTCCGGGGCGCAGTCGATCCCGCTCAGTACAAGGACTACATTCTCGTGATGTTGTTCCTGAAGTATATTTCGGACCTCTGGAACGACCACCTCCAGACCTACCGCAAGCAGTATGGCGACGACGAGGCACGCATTCGACGGCGCCTCGAGCGCGAGCGCTTCATCCTCCCTGAGGGCGCCAGTTTCTACGACCTCCACGCCCAGCGGAACGAGGCCAATATCGGCGAGCTGATCAACATCGCGCTGGAAAAGATCGAGGACGCAAACCGGGCCAAGCTCGAGGGCGTCTTCCGAAATATCGATTTCAACTCCGAGGCCAATCTCGGCCGCCCGAAGGATCGTAACCGCCGCCTCAAGAACATGCTTGAGGACTTTGCCAAGCCTGCCCTCGACCTGCGCCCGTCGCGGGTGACCGAGGACATCATCGGCGAGTGCTACATCTACCTGATCTCGCGCTTCGCCTCGGACGCCGGGAAGAAGGCGGGCGAGTTCTACACCCCCACGGCCGTGTCGCGTCTGCTGGCCAAGCTGGCCGCCCCGCAGCCCGGCAACACGATCTGCGATCCCGCCTGCGGGTCCGGCTCACTGCTGATCCAGACTTCGCAGGAGGTCGGGTCCGAGAACTTCGCCCTCTACGGGCAGGAGGTGAACGGGGCGACTTGGGCGCTGGCCCGGATGAACATGTTCCTGCATGCCAAGGATGCCGCCCGTATCGAGTGGTGCGATACGCTCAACAGCCCCGCGCTGGTCGAGGGCGACCACCTCATGCGCTTCGACGTTGTGCTCGCCAATCCGCCGTTCTCGCTCGACAAATGGGGCTCGGAGGACGCAGACAGCGACCAGTACAAGCGCTTCTGGCGCGGCGTGCCGCCCAAGTCCAAAGGCGACTACGCCTTCATCACCCACATGATCGAGATCGCCAAGCGCCAGTCAGGCCGCGTCGCGGTGGTCGTGCCCCACGGCGTGCTTTTCCGGGGCGGGGCCGAGGGACGCATCCGCCAGCAGCTGATCGAGGAAAACCTGCTCGACGCCGTCATCGGCCTGCCGGCCAACCTGTTCACTACCACGGGAATCCCGGTCGCCATCCTGATCTTCGACCGCTCGCGCGAGGAAGGCGGCGCGAACGCGGACCGGCGCGATGTGCTGTTCATCGACGCCAGCAAGGAGTTCACGCCGGGCAAAACCCAGAACGTGATGGACGAGGCACATGTCGCCAAGGTGCTTGAGACCTACGGCGCCCGCGCCGAGCTCGAGCGGTATTCGCATCGGGCCAGCCCCGAGGAGATCGCCGAGAACGGCTATAACCTCAACATTCCCCGCTATGTCGACACCTTCGAGCCCGAGGAAGAGATCGACGTCGCCGCCGTGCAGAAGGACATCGTGCGGATCGAGGCCGAGCTGGCGGAGGTGCGGACGAAGATGGCCGGGTATCTGAAGGAGCTCGGCGCCGATGCTTGAGGGGTGGAAGGAGGTTCAGTTCGAGGAATTGGTCTCTAATACTCAGCTGGGCACGACCGAACGTGGCGCTACAGACGGTGAAGATACCATTCCACTGCTGAAGATGGGGAACCTCACTTGGGGAGGCTTCGATCTTCGGACGACTGAGAAAGTTGCTGTTCGGCACATTAACGGCAGCGACTTAACGCTTCGGCCGGGAGACCTTCTCTTCAATACAAGGAATTCGGCTGACTTGGTCGGAAAATCTGCGGTATGGCGCGGGCAGATCGCTGCGGCAGCATTCGACAACAATATCAATAGGATTAGGCTAAAGCCAAAGGCGGATCCTGCATTTTATGGCGTCTACCTAAACACCGGACTTGGCAAACGCCGCGTCCAATCCCTGGCGGTCGGAAGTACGAGTGTCGCCGCAATCTACTGGAAGGACCTGAAAAACCTTCGAGTACCGCTTCCGCCGCTCCCCGAACAACGCAAGATCGCCGAGATCCTGCGGGCCTGGGACGAGGCGCTCGAAAAGCTTTCCGAGCTGCGGGCGGCGAAGGAGCATCAGTATCGTGCGTTCGCCCGCGAGTTTTTCGATCCCTGCCATCCATCCTTTCACGGCCGCCCGAACAGTTGGCAGGAGTTCGAACTCGGTGATGTCTTCACCGAGCGCAGCCAGCCGGGCGAGGACGGCGAGCGACTTCTAAGCGTCACGATGAATGGCGGCGTGATCGACCGCGACGATGTCGGCCGGAAAGACACCTCGACCGAGGACAAGTCGCGGTACAAGCTCGTGCTGCCGAGAGATATTGCCTACAACACTATGCGGATGTGGCAGGGTGTGTCGGGCCTTTCTACGATGCGAGGCATCGTCAGCCCGGCCTACACGATCGTCACGCCACGACAGCGTCACATCCTTGGTGGGTACGCAGCGCATCTCTTCAAATCGCGCAGGATGGTGTTCGACTTCGAGCGCTACTCCCAAGGCCTGACCAGCGACACTTGGAACCTGAAGTTCCCGGCCTTTTCCAAGATCAAGCTTTGGCTTCCGCCGACCGATGAACAAGAGAAGCAGGCCAATCTGCTCGACGCGATGCTATCCGAGCAGGACGTTCTCCGCCGGCAGATCGAAGCCCTGACCCGCCAGAAGCGCGGCCTGATGCAGAAGCTGCTGACGGGCGAGTGGAGGGTCAGTCAGTGAAGTTCGAGGTCTATTGCGACGAGACTCTGCCCGACCTGTTCACCTCCGGGAAGCCACAGGGCCGATACCTGATGATCGGCAGCCTTTGGCTGCCCGCCGAACTGCGCGAGGACGTCAAGGCGCGGATCACCGATCTGCGCCAGCGTCACGGTGTTCATGGAGAGATGAAGTGGCGAAAGGTCTCGCCGTCGAAGGCTGCTTTCTACACCGATCTCGTGGACCTTTTCATGAGTTTTGGCCTCGACCTGCGGTTCCGCTGCATTGCGGTCGATCACCAGGCCATGAATCTGGACCTTCATAACGGTGATGCGGAACTTGGCTTCTACAAGTTCTACTATCAAGTTCTCCACCACTGGATACTTGACCGGAATGAATACACAGTCTTTTGCGACCTGAAACGCAACAGAGACCGTACACGGCTTCACACTCTCCAGCGTGTCCTGAACAACGCCAACCGCACATCGACCATTCCAGAAGTTCAGTCGTTACCTTCCTCCGAAGTCGTTCTTTTGCAGCTCTGTGATGTGCTGCTCGGCGCGGTTTCCGCTCGGATCAATGAGCGGACCGATCTTGGAACAGCGAAAGAAGGCTTCATCGCCCACTTGGAACGGCGGCTCAATCGCCCGCGCCTCAGTCCTACCCACAAGTCGGAGGAGAAGTTCAATATCTTCAAGATCCGGCTGGGAGGTGGTTGGTGACTCCTCCGCTGTTGAAGCTTGCTGATCAGGCCGCCTATCGCACCCACTACGAGCGAACGCTCTGCCGAGGCGGGATCGTTACACATGATGGCACTCGTGTCTTTTTTCGAAAGCAGGAATTTGATCATGCTTTTTTTGAGAGTTCGGGGCGTCGTGGGGAAAACGACGTGTTCTCCCTTGAACGCGCGATGCGCATGGACTGGATCGCTCCTGCACTTGCCGATCCGAATGCGCGGCGTCTGCAGGGTTGGTTGAAGAAAGAGCAACGGCATGACCCAACGCGGCGCGTAACCGTGTTCATCGACGGCTTCCTCGTAATCATCGCCTTGCGTTTGAGAGACGGAGAACTGCGCGCACAGTTCGTGACCTGCTATCCCGCAGACGCCAGGACGCAGGCCAAGCTAACCCGTGCGCCATTCTGGACGCTGGAGGACTGCCTCAATGCGTTGCGATAAGGGAAGAGGGACGCTGATTCGCTATGCTGGCTCAGCGTCCGAAGCCTCGACAGATTCACAGCCGATGGGCAGTGAACTCACGGTAGATATGGTCATTGTATGGCTTGGAAGTCAAGGGACCCCTAACAGGTCGCACTTTTCGTCAGGTCATCGAGCAGCATTCGGAGCACGCTCATGACCTTCAACGCCGCCGAGAAACACCAGTCCCAGGTTCCGGCGCTGCAGCTGCTGGTCGCGCTCGGTTTTACCCCGCTCTCGCAGGACGAAGCGCTGCGCCTGCGCGGCGGGCGCCTGCGGAACGTCGTGCTGGACGACGTACTCGCTGAGCAGCTGATGCGCATCAACCGCTTCACGCACCGGGGCCGCGAGTACGGCTTCGACCTCGAGGACGCGCACGAGGCGATGCGGCGGCTTAAGCCCACGCCGGACCGCCTGAAGGGCCTCCGCGGGACGAACCAGGACATCTACGACACGCTCGTCCTCGGCACGACGATCACGAAGTCCATCGACGGCGATTCGAAGAGCTACTCGTTCCGGTACATCGATTGGGAGCGGCCGGAGAACAACGCCTTCCACGTCACTGCGGAGTTCTCGGTCGAGAGGACCGCGTCGAGTCAAACCAAGCGCTGCGACATCGTCGCCTTCGTGAACGGCATCCCGATCCTGGTGATCGAGAACAAGCGGCCGACAGAAAGCCTGAAGAAGGCGGACAGCCAGCTGATCGGCTACCAGAACGAGGACAACATCCCGCAGCTTTTCCACTTCGCCCAGCTGCTGATCGGCATGAACCGGAATGCGGCGCGGTATGCGACGGTCGCAACGAAACCGAAGTTTTGGGCCGAGTGGCGCGACGAGGAAGACACCGACGAGGCCATCGCGCCCTTCGCCAACCGCGTGCTCACCGCGCCGGAGAAAGGTGCCATCTTCTCCGGCGACTTCGCGGGCGCGCGCGGCTATTTCGACGCGATGGCCGCCGAGGGCGACCGCGCTGTCACGGCTCAGGACCGGACGGTGTTCGCGCTTTGCCGCCCCCAGCGGCTGCTCGATCTCATCCGCCGCTTCACCGTGTTCGATGGCGGCGTCCGCAAGATTGCGCGCCATCAGCAGTTTTTCGGTATCCGGCGCGCCGTGGAAACGGTCAAGCAGCACGATGTCAGCGGCGCCCGCAAGGGCGGCGTGATCTGGCATACGCAGGGCTCGGGCAAGTCGCTGACGATGGTGATGCTGGGGCGCTCGCTCGCTCTCGAGCGCAGCATCGAAAACCCGCGGATCATCATCGTCACGGACCGCGATGATCTCGACAAGCAGATCAAGGACACCTTCAAGTCCTGTGACCTAGAACCGGTTCGGGCGACGAGTGGGTCTCACCTTCTGGAGCTCGTCCACAACAAGGCTCCGCTGGTCACCACGATCATCAACAAGTTCGACACGGCGCTGAAGAACAGCAAGCTGGTGGACGAGGATCCCAACATCTTCGTGCTGGTCGACGAGAGCCACAGGACGCAGACGGGTCGCTACGGCGGCCACAGCCAGTTCGCCGCCAAGATGCGCCGCCTCCTGCCCAAGGCCTGCTACCTCGGCTTCACCGGCACGCCCCTGCTCAAGAAGGAGAAGAACACACTGTCGACCTTCGGGCGGCTAATCCACCGCTACGCCATCGACGAGGCGGTCGCCGACGGCGCCGTCGTGCCGCTGCTCTACGAGGGACGGCTCGTTGAGCAGCAGGTCTCGGGCGCCGTTATCGACCGTTGGTTCGACAAGATCAGCGAGGGGCTGACCGAGAACCAGAAGCGTGATCTGAAGCGGAAATTCTCCCGGATGGACGCCTTGGCTAAGACCGATCAGGCCATTCGAGCCAAGGCGTTCGACATCTCCGAGCATTATCGCCAGCACTGGCAGGGGACCGGCTTCAAGGCGCAGCTCGTTGCCCCCTCGAAGGCCGCGGCCGTCCGCTTCAAGGAGGTTCTCGACGAGATCGGCCACGTCTCGAGCGCGATCGTCATCTCGCCGCCGGACGAGAACGAGGGCAATGAGGAAGTCGACCAGGAGTCCAAGGACCTCGTGCGCCGCTTCTGGTCGCAGATGATGGCGCGGTACAAGACCGAGGACGAGTACAACCGCCAGATCATCGATGCCTTCAAAGGCTCCGGCGATCCAGAGATCCTGATCGTCGTCTCCAAGCTCCTCACCGGCTTCGACGCGCCCCGGAACACGGTGCTTTACGTCTGCAAATCCCTGAAGGAACACAATCTCTTGCAGGCGATTGCCCGGGTGAACCGGCTCTACGAGGACGGCGGAACGGAGAAGCAGTTCGGCTTCATCATCGACTACGAAGGGTTGCTGGGCGAGCTCGACAGCGCCCTGACGACCTATAGCGCATTCGAGGGCTACGAGGCGGCGGACCTCGCCGAGACGGTGCATGACGTCCGCGAGGAGATCCGCAAGCTGCCCCAGCTGCACGATCAGCTCTGGGACCTGTTCAAGCCAGTCCGGAACAAGAAGGACATGGAGCAGTTCGAGCAGCACCTTGCCGACGAGTCGCTTCGCCATGAGTTCTACGCGCGCCTCAAGGCTTTCAGCCGGTGCCTGCACATATCGCTCTCATCGGACAAGCTGTTCGATGTCTTCGACGAGGCCAAGGTCGACGCCCTGAAGCGGGACTGGAAGCAGTTCTCCGAGCTCAAGCGGTCGGTCCAGCTCCGCTACCAGGAGACGGTCGATGTCCGCGAGTTCGAGCCGAAGATCCAGAAGCTGCTCGATGACCATGTCGTGGCGATGCCTGCCGAGACCATCATCGAGGTGGTGAACATCAACGATCCTGACGCGCTGAAGGCGGTCGTCGAGGAGACGGGCGTCTCCGAAGCCTCGAGGGCGGACCGCATCGCCAGCGCCACCCGGAGGGCAATCACCGAGAAGATGGATGAGGACCCGACGTTCTACAAACAGTTCTCCGAGCTGCTCGAAGAGACCATTCGCGCCTATCGCGAGAAGCGGCTCTCTGAGCGCGAGTACCTGAACAGCGTCGTGGACCTCGCGAGCAAGGTGGCACGCAAGGATCGGGGCCGGGATGTTCCCGAAAGCATCCGGGGCGATGAGGATGCACAGGCGTTCTTCGGCGTCCTGGAAGGTCAGCTCAAGATCAAGGACGATGAGCCGGTGGCCGGCGACGAAGCAGCATCCATCGCCCTGGAGATCATCGACATCATCAAGTCCCACCTGATCGTCGACATCTGGTCGAACGAAGTGGCCCAGAACAAACTGCGCAATGCCATTGATGACTACTTCTTCGACGTTCTGCGTGACGAGAGGGGCGTCGACCTGCCCGTGGAGGTGCTCGACGATCTCGAACTCAAGATCATGGATCTTGCTCGGGCCCGGTTCGCGGCATGACGCGGGAACTGCACTGCCTGCAGTACGGCGAGCAGGAGATCCGGTACGAGATCGTCCGCCGTCCGAGGAAGACGCTAGAGATCGCTGTCGAGCCGGATGCTTCGGTGGTGATCGCGGCCCCAGAGGACGCGACGCTCGACGCAATAGAAGCTAAGCTGCGGAAGCGCGCGGCATGGGTGACGCGGCAGCAGCGGTACTTCGCCCAGTTCCTTCCAAGAACACCGGAGCGCAGGTTCGTCGCCGGAGAGACGCATCTCTACCTCGGGCGCCAGTACCGGCTGAAGGTCGTGCCGCATGTGCAGGAAGGCGTGAAGCTGATCCGCGGCTTCATCGTCGTGCAGACTCATCGGCCGACCAGGCCGGAAGTAACGCGCGAACTGGTCGATGCCTGGTACCGGGATCGGGCCCACATCAAGTTCCCGGAGCGGATCGAACTCTGTCTCGGTCTCTTCCCCGATCCCGAGGCATTCCGGCCGATGGGGCTCATCGTGCGTCAGACCCGGCAGAGGTGGGGATCCATGTCTCCGGCAGGACGCCTGCTGCTGAACCGCCGCCTCGTGCAGGCGCCGGTCGACGCCATCGACTATGTCATCACCCACGAGCTTTGCCATGTGGCCGAGCCACATCACGGCCCCGCATTCTTCGAGCTACTCGACAAAGTGATGCCCGATTGGGAGCGTCGGAAGCAGAGGTTGGAAAGGGCCATGGCCTGAGAACTTCCGAACCCGGTCGCGGCAGACGCAAACGCGACTCTAATCCAAGCAATTTCGGACGCTGGATTTTCTTTCGTTCTTACAGGAGCTTATAAGAAATTCACCAAACGGGCGCAGTCATCAGGTCCGGAGAATATCGCCCTGGAGAGACCGCTTCCGGCCCACCTGGTGCCCAAGCCAGTGCTCAGCCCTCCCGCATAACCCTTGAAAACAACGGAAAAATCCGGCCGGAGCCGGATGGGGAGAACGCTTTCGCGATGGCAAGTGGCGGAGCAGGTGGGATTCGAACCCACGGAGCGCTTATCACGCTCAACGGTTTTCAAGACCGTCTCAATCGACCACTCTGACCCCGGGTTATTCGTCCAAATCCAATTGGGGAGGTTGCGTGCGCCTGAACGCGCTGTAGAATCAGGCTGTTAAAACAAACTCCGCAGGCAGCCACGGACGCACGCATGGGTGAAAACCTACGAC